GTAAGAAGTATGGTCAGGATTCTGTCTTGACACAAACTAAAAAAACTGCTACACTCCATAGAACCAGGAAAGGAGGATTAGAAAAGAAAGGAGAAAATGTGGGTAGGTTTAAACCTCAAGGTAAAAACCCATATGGTCAATCACAAATTAAAGGAAAAACTTTCTCATACGGAGATTAATGACAAAACCTTATGATGACTCCAATTGGAGAGAAGAATACAAAAGTTACACTAGTAACGAAAGGCATCTTGAATTGCTAGAGAATGGGCCTAAGCAACTCTCTCAAGCATGGATACTAGGTGCTTTGTATAATAAATGGAAAAAGATGAAGGGATATGATAAATTGGATCCAAAGGAAAATGAGGGTCAATTACAGTCGTCTATGAAAGAATGGGAAGCAAGTGTTAAGAAATATCAACATTAACTGACATATGGTTTTAAAGCCCCTTCAATGGTCTATAATAAGGTTATTGAAACAAACTACATTATGACTTTTGAACTTAAGATGACTGAACAAGAAGTATTTGATGGATTGAAAGAATCTTTTGGTAAAGAATTTATTGCTGCTGATGTTCGTGCTTTTTGCAAATTGAACGACATTGGTTATTCAACTGTCACTAAAAAAATTAAACAATATAAGGTTGGTAAAGGTAAGTGGAATCTTGAAGTAACTACAAAGGCAGTTGAAAATATTGAAAATTCATTCAATGCACCTGCTGTGGAACCATCAGTTACACAGGATTTAGTTCCAGATAAGGATGATACATTTGTTCCATTTGGGCCTTTTGCAGATATTAAATCTGTAATTAAATCTAAGCAATTCTATCCCACATTCATTACTGGTCTATCAGGTAATGGTAAGACTTTTGGTGTAGAGCAAGTATGTGCTCAACTTAAGAGAGAACTCATTCGTGTTAATATTACAATCGAAACAGATGAAGATGATCTTATTGGTGGTTTCCGTCTTGTTGATGGTGCCACAGTATGGCACAATGGCCCAGTCATTGAAGCACTCGAACGAGGTGCAATCTTGCTCCTCGACGAAATCGATCTTGCCTCAAACAAGATCCTCTGCCTTCAGAGCGTACTTGAGGGAAATGGTGTCTTCCTTAAAAAGATTGGAAAATTTGTTAGACCAGCAGCAGGATTCAATATCATCGCAACCGCAAATACAAAAGGTAAAGGATCAGATGACGGAAGATTCATTGGAACAAACGTGCTCAATGAAGCCTTCCTTGAGCGATTCCCAGTAACATTTGAACAAGAGTATCCTTCTCCTAAGATTGAGAAAAAGATTCTTGGTAGAGTTGCTGCTAACTATGGTGTTACTGATACTAACTTCTTACAACGTCTTGTAGATTGGGGTGACATCATCCGTAAAACATTCTATGATGGTGGTATTGAAGAGATCATCAGCACTCGTAGATTGGTTCATATAGTTCGTGCTTTCTCTATCTTTAATGATAAAGCAAAAGCAATCTCTGTATGTGTGAATCGTTTTGATGATGAAACAAAACAATCTTTCTTGGAACTATATGACAAGGTAGATGCTGACTTTGAATTTGACAAAGCAGAGGAGAGTGCCTACAATGACTAATGCATGGGCTTTAGCAGCATCTATTTTGGATGGAACATTTGATGAGGATTATCCTATTATGAAAAAAGAAGAAATTAAAATAGAGACTTCTACAGAAGAAGGAGTCGTGAATGTTCCTGATGGATTAGAATATCATGATCCTACTCATTATGTGGATGGGCATGGTGATATTCATCTAGCAACAAGTAAGGATGATTTAAATGTTGGTAGTGGAAATACTGCTACTGAACCAGCACACTCTCCTTACTATTATGATTACAATCGTAATGATCCAGATAGGGATAATCCATTTACAGATGCTTTTGATCATATGATGGCTGAAGCAGTGGTTAATGGAACTCCTTATCCACAATCTTACCTATCAGATAATGATGATCAAGTAAGTCATCATTTTGCAGATTCATTAACGCTAAATACCGAGGGTCAAATAAAGGAAACTATGTCAGATAGCAGGAACAAGTATCATGAAAATGAGATACTCAAAGATGTAGAAGAGTATGTATCACGTACTTACAATGGTCATTACACAGGCACTAAGCATGAGTATCGTAATGTTCAGACAATAGACTTGATGGCATCAAGAGATCTTGCATCTGACTTCTGCCAAGCTAATATACTTAAGTATGGTAGTAGGTATGGAAGTAAGGATGGAAGAAATAAAAAAGACTTGCTTAAAGTGATTCATTATGCTATGCTATTATTACATTTTGATGAACATTACGGTAAACCATCGATGACCAGTGGAAACATTGATCACAACATGCCTTAATAATGAAACTCCGACCTCACACTATGAAATTATCTGATAAGACACTTACTTTGCTGAAGAATTTTTCGACTATTAATCAATCAATTCTTTTTAAACATGGTAGTTCATTGAGAACAATTTCTGTCATGAAAAATATATTGGCAGAAGCAGAGATTGACGAGGAGATACCTAAAGATTTTGGTATCTATGATTTGAATCAGTTTCTAAATGGTCTTGCTCTTCATCAAAAACCAGAACTAGATTTTGAAGATGATAGTTATGTTATCATTAAAGAAGGTAGATCTCGTTCTAAGTATTTCTTTGCAGATCCAAAGGTCATTGTTACTCCACCTGATAAAGAAATTACACTTCCTGATGAGACTGTCAGTTTTGAGTTGAGCACATCTCAATTAGATAAGTTATTGAAGGCAGCAGCAATTTATCAATTACCTGATCTATGTGTAGTTGGTGGTGAAGGTGTTGTTAAGGTGTTAGTTCGTGATAAGAAGAATGATACCTCAAATGATTTTTCTATTGTAGTTGGTGAGACTGATTCAAAATTCTCATTTAACTTTAAAGTGGAGAATATTAAGATTGTTCCTGGCACTTATAATGTGGTTGTGTCACAGAAATTACTGTCACGATTTACTTGTCAAAATTACGCATTGAAGTATTATATAGCTCTAGAGCCTGATTCAACATTTGAATGAATATTTTTGTCACCCATCCAGATCCACATGTATCAGCAAAAGTATTGCCTGATAAACATGTAGTCAAGATGCCCTTAGAGACATGTCAGATGCTCTCTATCGTCTTCTCACATTGGTATTATGACTGGGGTGATGATTTAGTTAAGAAGAAAGATGGAACACCTTTCAAGACCGAGAAAGGTGCTTTCCGTAATCATCCATGCACTCAATGGGCTGCTGCTAGTCTATTCAATACCGCATGGTTGATTCAGCATGGTTGTGCATTATCTGGTGAGTATACTCATCGTTATGGTAAATTACATGGATGCCATAAAGCACTATTCGAAGCCAAGAAAACATTCCATCAATTTGCAGGTGAGGTAATTACATGTTATTGTATGGTCGAATCATTTACTCGTGCAATGCCCAATGAGTTTAAACATAACACAAGCATTGACACTTTTACTGCTTACCAAAATTACATTAGCAGCAAACCTTGGGTTGCATCTAATTATCTTCGTGACCCATCCAGAAAACCGAATTGGGTATGATTAGATTATGGAGGATATGGAAGTATGCGTTGGGTTCGTTCGCTGATGAGAAGACCAAGAGGTATGATAATTCTATACTCTTTGTTCGATCTCTCATCTTTCTTACTTATCTCGTTACTAATTGTTTTATTATTGCAGGAGTAATTCGACACTGGAATTAATTATGAGTAAAAAAATCCCTTTAGATGAATACATGTCAAGTGATATATGGAAACATAATATATCACCACCTGAATATAAACGTGGAAGCCGCCATAATAAAATTGGCATGTGGATTATGTGGCTTTTCTACGCTGTTGTGATTGTGCAAGTTGGTCATGCAATGACGGTCTTGCCATTTTTCCCTATTCCATTTACAATCCTATTAGGATTGGGATTTATTTATTATGTGGCCTGGAGGGCATCTTGAATGAGTGATTTTATATGGGTTGAAAAATACAGACCCCAAACAATTGATGAATGTATTCTTCCTGATAATATTAAGAAAACCTTTAGTGAATTTCTAAATAAGGGTGAGATACCTAATATGCTATTGTCTGGCCCACCAGGTATTGGTAAGACCACAGTAGCAAAGGCACTCTGTAAAGAGTTAGGAGTAGACTATTATGTCATTAATGGATCGGATGAAGGCAGGTTTCTTGACACTGTTCGGAATAACGCCAAGAACTTCGCCTCTACAGTCTCTCTTAGCAGCGAGTCGAAGCATAAAGTCATCATCATCGATGAAGCAGACAATACCACTCCCGACGTACAGCTCCTCCTTA